TACGTTATAGCCGGGGTGGGGTAAAAGTCTACTAAATTTGTTGTTGAACATATTGCAATTCCTTGTTTATTTAAGCGAATAATATCACTAATACAGCGCTGATACAAATGTTATGGACCCAATAGCTGATGGGACTGCAGGGTATGCCATAGGTGTTGTTTGTGCTACTTTTGATTCTATATAAAGTCCAACCGCCCCGCCTGATGTAGCTGCTTGGTCAGCCCCCCACCATAGCCCTACTGAATCCCCTGCATTTAATTCAAATACCACTTCTGAATAACCACATGTATATGCGGGTAGCAAAGCACTTTTACGCGCAGGTAAGGTAAATATAGTTGTAGAGCGAGGCACATCGGCTGCACTGGTACTCCCATTTATACGAAGCCATACAGTAGCGTTATGTATTGCATTGTCATTATTAACGAATTGAAGGCTGTATGTAATTTTATATATACCGGGTAATTGTGCCGTGGCAGTGTTATCTACATTTAGCGTAAACCCGTTTCCTTCGTCTAATGTATTCCATTTTATTATTGTTGGGGTATTAGCTGCTGTTGCATACTGTATCGTGGAATCAGACGCAGCAACAAAAGGGAACTGTATAAACGCGCCCCCATTCGGACCTGAAAAAGGTTGTGTAAAGTTATCTATCTGCGCAAAGTAAAGACGCAATGCATTGGTTAGTTGGTCTTGGTATTGTTGGCTATACGCAACCGGAGCAATGAGTAAGTTCGGTGCCTTTGAAGGGCGCAATGCTATCGACTTTAATGGGGTATTATATGCCATTACCTACGTCCATCAGGTCTAATATCAATACGAGGCATGCCTAGTTGCCAAGCTACTCCAAGTCCATCAGAATCAATCCTAAAGCTCATCTGCCTGCCTCTAATGCGAGTGTATACCTGTCCAGTAAACTCTTGGATATTGTATGCACCTCTTAATGTAAAGTTATCCTGGCTTGTAACAGTTGGGTTGTTGGCTTCACCATAAGGTGTACCAGAGTTCTGGCGGGGCCTAATAGTCATGGTAACGTAAGGATTATTAACAGTCGAGCCATTGAAGTTTATGTCAGGCAAGATACGCCATACAAAACCAAAGTTATGACCATCGCCAATATCAAAGTCAGATGATTGAATGTACGAGTAAATAGGTACTGGAGTTAGTCCAGCTCCATCACAACAGCCATTCTCATGGTACAAAATACGGTTTTCATAGTTTGCAGCCATCGGAAATGGTCTGATGCCCGAGTCAAGCCAAGCGGAACGAGCCATAGAACCGTAATACCAAACGCGGTCTAGATAATTGTAGATAACATACTTATCTATTTCTGTTGCATTGCTTGAGTTGCTTACATAGAACCACCAAACCTCGTTAAAGCCCTCATTGCCACCAGCAAATACTTGAAATGATTGGTCTCTATTTAAGTCATCAAATATGTACTGTCTTAATGAACATGGCAGTGTTTCTACTCGGCCAGAATACATGTAAAACTTATCAACACCCATCCAGTAAGTAACATTATTAACTGTAATCATTGAGTTTGGTGACATGATAGAAATGTTATCCATCAAGATATTAAAGCCCCAAACATATGGCGCACCTAAATACTGCATAGAATAAATCGCAGAGTTAGTCCATACCAGTATTTCTTGGCGTGTTGGTATTGCTCCCATAATAAATGAGCCATGCGTTAAAGCAAACTCGCCAGCTTGATTGGTAATTGCTGGTACCCATTCATATGGGTTTTGTTGGTCTGACCATCTTACAAGCATCGGGTTAAAGTCTGTGTTTGGTGTTCCTGAAAGGTAGGAGTTAGCACCAAAGGCTATTAAGAAGCGTTGTATTGATGAGGCCGATATTTGATTTGTTGTATGGGGGACATAATCGCCATCAAAACCTTCATCGTCTGCTAAAGTATTTAATAACTTGGCCCTTGTTTGTACGCCTAACGCATCTTTCCAATAGTAGATGCCGCCGCCACGAGGGGCAATTACAAGGTCTTGCCCAAAGTTATCGTTAGACCAAAGGCGTAATTGCTGACCAATACCAATTACTGATGCAGCGCCCCAGCCTGTGTTAGATGCACTGCCTGTACCATAGAACCCACTCCATGTACCTGCACCCCAACCAACACCAATTGTGTATACATCCAACCCTGTAGGGTATTCGTATTCAGCTTTGACTGTAGCTCCACCTTTTAATGTATCGCTTGAGTTAGCATTTACAGATACTACTATTGTGTATGTGGTTCCTGACGGCACTGTAGCTACAACATATTCTTGATTTAAAATTGCAGCAGTTACGTTTCCGCCCAAGCTTACTGCGCCTGAAAATATAACGTAATCGCCTACATCGGGGTTGTATGATGAATCGGTAACAGTAATAACATTTGAGCCTGTTGTAGCTGTAAATGGACCCGCAGCTGCACCAAGTGTATTAGAGGTATGAACGATAGGCGTTATATCATTGTACGTTCCGCCTTTTTCTATGTAGTATTTTTTACTTGTGCCTATGCCTAAGTAGTTATTACCGGCATCAAAGTCAATCCAGTTCCACAAAGACCTTGCTATGCCTAAAAACGTATCATTACTTAAACGTATCCAGCCGCCTAATTTTTCTGGAAAGCCAGAACGAAAACGAATGTTGTCGCAATCATACCAACCACCTTCATTCGCGTAATTAGTACCTTCTCTGTTAATTCCGGGTCTAAATTCTAATTTTTTTAATGGCATGTTATTCTTTCCTGAACAGTGCAGCTTCGTCTTTGCGGCGATTGTCAAGCCCTTTTAAGACTTTACCGCCGGCTTTATTATACTTGAGAAGGCTCGTGATAGCACCCTCTTTATCGCCGCGATTAAGCGCTTGCCGGAGGGTTGACCGCTGCAATACACCAAGACCGAGATTAAAAGAAAAAGATACAAGAGCGTCAAATTCATTTTGTCTAAGCGGAACAGTGATGTATTTGTTAACCCCTCGTTCAAATCGTGCGACATCCTTAGCCAATATGTCATATACCTCGCCCAAAGTAAAAGTTTTATTCCATGAGTCAGGCAATGTTTTGCCGTCACCAATCAAATGCCCAACGCCTACCGTCCACAAACCAGCAGGGCATTTATATGGCTTTTGCCTGACCCCCTCGTGGTGAGCCAGCATCTTTAGGCATTCTTTACTAACTTTCATTACTTCTTATTCCAGCCATCACGACCGTAGTAAAAACCTACTATAGTAAAAGTAATCGCCATTTCATCGGCACTGAATACTAATTCAAGCGCGGTGTTAAAATCTACCCCTGTTTTCATTGCCCAAAACAAAGATACCAAATTGATTACTAAAAGCTCACCTACAAATATAAACGCAATAGCAGGACGAACAATAGCATTAAAGTTAACAACCCATTGAGATGCTTTAGATACAACAGCAGTGTCGTGAGCATGTAGGGCTTCTGTTTCACGGATTTGTGCATCGACAATGGTGCTTTCGTATTCGATAGCAGCAATCTTTTCTTGTGATGCAAAACCAGCTTGAGCCATAGCAAGTTCACGTTCGTTCTGCAAGCGAGCCATAGTTAGTTCATGCTTTTGGTCGCCCTTTTGTTGGAAGAAACTTAAGACGCTTGGTAGACCTGCTGTAGCAAAGCCCATTAAACCTGATAGTATAGATAACATAATTAATTCCCCAATGGATTTGACGTTGCCCGTTTAAGGGCTTTTAGTTGTGATTCAATACCTTCACGAGTAGCTTTCATTTCTTCACGCACACCCATTAAAGATGCCGCTGTTTCACGCACGTTACCGTTAGTGATAGCTTTGGCCTCATTAGCCGTTCCGATAGCGTTGGATACTTTCTCCTGCATCGATACAAGCTGGTTAGATGTAGTAACCATAGAGTCTTTTACTACGTTTACTGAAGCTTGCTGTGCAGATAACTGCACTTTCAATGCGTTTACTTCTGCTTTTAGTTCCGCATCGTCATAAGGCTTGTTAGCCTCAATAGCTTCAGTCGCAGCTATAACACGGTTGTAGGTCGTTATTCCTAAGTAGACTGTCCCACTTAGAGGCGCTAAGACCCCAAAAAGAACTACTAGTAGCGTTTTCGCTGAGTAGTTCGAGTAAGAATCCTTGGTTTCCTTTAAGCTCATACGGTAACTCCTGCTGGTATGCCAGTGCGTCGTTCAACTGAATCGCTTGATTCTGCATCGGCTTGTTTAAAATTTCTAGACTCATCACTACCCCAAACCCCGGAACGAGTGTCTTGCCCTTCGGAACTTTTGGCGTTGATGTAGTCGGTGTAGTCCCGCTCGACGTGGTTGGCGCTTGTTGGGTGGACTGTGTACTTGTGCTTCCTGCCGAGGCCGGTGCTTCCGATGTGGTCTCCGCAGTGTTTGCAGGGGAAGCTGGTGTGTTTAACATCTCTGTTGCCGATGTCTCCGGTTGCTGTGGCGCTGCTTCCTGCATCGCTGGCGCTATTGGGCTGACTGGATTCAACGGACTGCTCATGTTCGTTAAGTTGGTTGGGCTCTTGACGCAAGTGTCCTGTGTCGTCATCCAATCGCTCCACACAGGCTCGCTGTAAGGTGTCGCGCAACTCGACATCCTGTTCTCCGTTATTGCTCCAATGTAATCCTCTTGACATGCTAACGTCCTAATCTGCGTTGAT